GATCGTGTCGGCGGCGTCGAAGGCCGTCGGCGTCACGACGTCGCTCGAGCCAAAGACCCCGGTCGGCCCGGTTGGCCCCTCGACGCCAGCCGTGCCGGTCGGGCCTTCGGGGCCGGTCACACCGGCCTCGCCTGCCGGCCCGGTCGGGCCTTCGGCCCCGGCCGGACCGGTCGCCCCGGCCGGCCCGGTGACCGTCGAGGCCGCCCCCGTCGGGCCGGTGGCCCCGGGGATCCCGCTGCCGACCAGCTCCCAGGCTTGGCCGTTCCACTTGTAGGTACGCCCGCCCGTGGTGGTCTCGTCGTTTACGGATGGGCCGGTGGGAAACGTGAGCGACATGGATGCACCTTAGGAGGTCACGATGTAGAGGGTGTTGGGGTCTGGAGGGTCCAAAGCGTCGTATTGGTTCTGGGTCACCACGGCGATGCCAGTGAACCCGCTGATTTCCAGCTCTTGGATGTTGCCAACCTCGACCCAGACGCCCTCGTAGCGAACGAAATACCGCCCGTCGGTCGAGTTGAACCAGGTGGCCCCCGGCGAGGCCTCGGCCGGGGCCGTCGGCCCCTGGAAGGCTTCCCCGGCCCCCTCCGGGCCAGCCGGGCCGGTCGGGCCGGCCACGGCCAGCACCGAGACGCTCACCCGCTTCGTGGTGCCGCCCTGGACGATCGGCACCAGGTCGGCACCGTCGATCCCGGTGGCGGCTGGCAGCTGCGAAATTTTGCGAGTGCTCATCAGACCGCCAGCGGCTCGCCGGCCTCAGTGGTGATTGTTTCGCCTGCCTCGGTGGCCAGGAACGTGACGCCGGTCTCGATTGCTTTGGTGTGAATTCGGACGATCGAGCGGAACGCATCGCCAAAATGGAACACGGGCACGCCCCGGGGGGCGGCCACCTCGAACACCAGCAGCTCCCCGCCGATCTCCTCGAGCAGCTCGTCGCCCCGCCGGGGCTCGCCAAACGGCAGATCCTCGGCGGGCAGCAGGTAGTCGCGGCTCTCCCAGTTCTCGATCACGCCAGACTGATTCTGGCTCTCGAACTGGGAGCGGCCGATCGTGGCGGTGATCGTGGCGTCGTTGCCGTTGCGCGAATACGTCACAGCCCGGCCGGCAGCTGTTTTCAGCTGACCAGCCAGCCATGATGCACCGGCAGCGAGCAAGTCGGCCACGACCACCTCCACGACCGCCCACAGCACCGCCGCGGCGCGCGGGAGGGTGAATCGCGCACCAGCGGCGGGCTGCGGGTTGAACTACTTGTTGAGGATGACGTGAACCGTCGCGTCCGCCTCGGCCCGAGCCTTGGCGAGCTTGCCAGCGGCCACGCCGGTGGCAGCGTCGGCAATGCCGGAAGCCGCGGCCCACTTGATCGCCGAGCCCTGAGCACCGGTGGCACCGGTGGCACACGGCAAGGCGAACACGCCATCGACCGCCACGGCCCCGAGGCTGTTGGCGGCGATCGGACGGGGGGCCACGGCGACCAGGTCGCCAATCACGACAACGCCGCCGGCCGCCACGGCCGAACCGCCGGCCGTGTAGTCGAGGATGTCGCCCTTCTGTACGTAATCAGCCATTGGAAAAAACCTCTCGGAAAAAAGGATCGGGTAGTTAGTGCCCGGCCGGCGGGAGCGCCCCCGCCGGCCGAGCCTTGGTCACATCACAGCTCAGGCCTTGTCGCCCTTGACGCTCGCGAGGTACTCGGCCTTGGCCACGCCAAAATCAAAGTAGCCCCGCATCTGCACGCCCAGCACGTTGAAGTCGGCCTCGGCCGTCTCCACCACCGGGCTCTGCACGCCGTTCAGGAACGCCACCTCCATGGCAGCCAAATCGCTCGGGCTGGCCATCAGGTAGTAATCGTCGGCGCTGGACAGGTAGGTCGTGCCGACCACCTGGTAGCGACCGGCGAGCACGTTCCGTTCCGCCACCCGGGCGTCGGTCGAACCGGTCGCCTGGACGAGGGTGGAACCCATGATCTCGGCAGCGTCCAGCTCGAGGTCGGCCGGCACGAGCAGGATCGTGGGGTTGACCGCGACCGGGTTGCCGTCCGGATCCTTCAGCTTCCGAAACGCCGTGACGAGCTTTTTCAGGTTCGTCAGATTGAGCGCCCCGGCCGAGCCGACCAGGTTGCCACGGCCGCTGGTGTACCAGTCGGCGTGGCCAGCCTGGAACTCGGTCCAGAACACGTCGTTCAGCTTCAACGCACCGCCGCGGCCGATCCGCTGCGGAACCGCCGTGAGGGCCGAAAGGTCGTCGTTGATGAGGTCCGTCCGGGTGACCGAGGTCATGATCCCGTAGGTCTCAGCCGCGATCGTCCGCTGCTCGTCGGAGGCCGCAGCGTTCTTCAGCTCGCCGCCGTTGGCCACCTTCTCGAACTTGAAGCCGCCGTTGAGCCGGTAGCTCGTCAGCGCCTTGAAGTCGTTGACCGACCGGCTCACCGAAATCTGCCGCCAAGCCGACTCGACCGAATCGAAGCCGGCCAGGAGGAACTTGTTCACGGTCGCCGACAGGATGCCGGCGATCGAGTGGGTCGCCCAGGCCGCCTGGAGCACGGGCCGCAGCGTCGAAGCGTTAAGCCGCTTCGGGCCGTCGTAGCCGTTGGCGATCGCCGCCTGGAGGATCACCTCGCCGAGGGTCAGCTCTCGGCGGGCCTGGTGGGCCGCTTCGAGGACCTCGGGACGGTACTTCTTCTCCACGCTGGGCAGGCCGCCCTGGAGCGCGAAGGAGGCCTCGATCACCTCGGAGGTGATCGGGGCGGGCTGGGCCACGTGAACCGCCGGCGAGGCCGGCCGCTCGTCGCGGGTCGCTGCGAGCTTCTCCATCTTGTCGAGCCTTTCGGTCAGCGTCTCGAACTTGGCCAGCAGCTCGCTGGTGTCGGCCGAAACGACAGGGGGGGAAACCGGCCCCCACGGCCCCCCCCGCCGTGGCCGCCACGACCGGGGTCTCGATGACCTCGTCCGTGGGTTTGGGGGTGGCGTCAGCCGCCATAGGAATCTCCTCTGCCGCGTCTGCGGCGATTGAGACGGCCGTGCTGCGGTCGGCCCCGAGGGTCACAAACGACGTCTCCCGCAGCGTGGAGGCGCGAACGATGCGGACAGGACCGGTGACGGTCTGCCCGTTGACGGTGGTGGATGTCTTGTCGTCGAATTTCAGGTGGCGGCCGACGTCGGCTCCGACGCTGGCCTGCCACTGGTAGCCCCGCTCGGCCAGGGCGAGCACCTGGCGGGCGGTCTCGCTGTCGGCGAGGATCTCGCCCTCGACGATCAGCTGGCCGCCCTGCACGGTGGGCACTCCCTGGCCCAGGATCGAACCCAGGGCGTAGTCGTGGCCCATCACGATCGGCACGGTGGCCGGCAGGGTCATCCCGGCCAGGTCGATGATCACGGGCTCCCGGCTCCACCCCTGGCGGATCTCCGCGCCGGTGTAGGCCACGATCTTGAACTTCTTCGGGCCGGCCGCGGCCTCGCCGTCGGCAGCCTGGAGGAATTGGACCTCGCCGTTGAATTGCATTTTGCTCATAGGAACATCACGACGGTCTCGTCGTCCTCCATGTCGTCCCAGGGATCGAGTTCACGAACGCGCATCACTCGGCCTCCTCGAAGGCCGGAACCGAGCCGGCGGCCGGGGCCGCCTCCAAGCCCAGCTCGCGCATCAGTTCCCGCTCGGCGGCGATCTGCCGTAGTTCGACGTCCCACCGCTTGCCCTGCCGGGCGTATTCGGCCGACAGCGTGGTCGTGAGCGTCCGGAGCCGGGTCTCGGCGGCGCTCGCCTCCTTGCCCGGGTCGACGTGATCCTTGCCGTCCCAGACCCAGGCCCAGTTCCACTCGCTGAACGGCGGCAGGCCGTCGGGGATCACGCCGGCCAGGCTGGCCTCGTTGACCCAGGCGGAGAGCACCCGGTCGAGGCAGATCCGCTCGAGGTGGTCGCGGTCCACCCGCTGGTTCATGGCATAGACCTGGTGGTCCATGCGGCCGCTGGCGTAGTTGTAAGACGAGCTGTCGAGGGCGGCGACGTTGTACGGCAGCTGGAGGCAGCGGGCGATTTCGTTGAGGATCTCCCGCTTGAAATCCTTGTAGGTGCTCGTGGGCTGCTCGGCCTTGAGCTGCGAGATGTCCCAGCCCTCGGGCAGGGTCACGAGCGCCCGCTTGCGGATCTCCAGCTCGGCGAACGAATCGACCTCGTCGACCTCCGCGGCCGGGGAGTTGGAGTGAATGAACGCCGCGAAATCCGCGGCGGTCTCGGCCGCGGCGATCACGGCCTCGGTGTAGCGCCGCAGCTGGCCGAACAGCCGCAGGGCCGGGGCCACCTCGGGCATACCCCGGTTGCGGAACCAGTGGATCATCGCCGCAGCCGGCACCCGGTTGAACATCAGGTTGTTGACCCGATAGTTGGAACCCGGGTGGAAATTCAGCACTTGGTAGGCGATCACGTTGCCGACGGCGTCGAACTCCAGGCCGTCGACCGTGTTGCCCTCGGGTGTGATCGTCTGCCGCATCAGCTCGGTCGGCGTGGCGACCATCTCGGCCTCGACGAGCCGAAGGTCCAGCTGCACGCCCGGGAGCCGCGGGTTGTTCACCATCAGGGCGAACGCTTCGCCGTCGGTCACGAGGGCCTCGCGCATCGTCCGCAGCTTGGCCGGCAGGTCGATCAGCGTCCCCCAGTCGTAGAACCCCCGCTCAACGTCCCGGGCCGCGTCCACGTCTCCGACGTCGAGCTGGAGCCGGGGGCCGGTGCCGATCAGGTCGCCGGCCAGCGTGGCCGAGATCCCGGCCAGGTAGGAGTTGTTGACCCGCTCATGGCGGGCACGGTTCCGCATGACCCGCCGCTTCTCGGGCGAGAGGGCGGCGTCGGCCGAAAATGCGTCGGCCGCGGCCCAGTGCTTGTAATCGTCGCCCCGCTCGGCGGCCTCAAACCGGGCACGGGCCACCGGGGCCTCGGTCTTGCGGGGCTGCTGCCGGCCACGAAACAGGTCGAGGAATGGCATCAGTGGAAGCCGCCGGGGACGATCTGGTTGAACCGCAGGCCCCGGGCTTTCGTGGAGGCGGCCGCCTTGGCGGCGAGGTACTTGTCTGCCTCGATCTGCTTCGAGATGTCTTGCGACTGCACCTCACCCGCGTCGGTGCGGACACGGGCCGGCCCCTTGGCCGTCGTTTCGATGGCGTCGCGGATTTCGTCGCTCATGATGCGACGGTAGGCCAGACGGCCGAAAACCCGCAGGGGGTCTGGCTACAAACCAGGCTCGCCGGTGACCGCGGCGATCCAGTCCCGGTAGAGGTCGACCCGGGTATGCCCGCTCTCCTCACCCACGCGCGAGCGGAGCGGCCCCTTGCCTGCCCGAGCCGTGTAGCTGTTCACGCCGATCAGCACGGTCCGGCCGTCGCTCGACACGCCCCACAATGGCCCGCCGCTGTCACCGGGGGCGATGCAATACGGCAGCGGGCTGCCGCCGTGGCGGATCTGGCAGACGTAGACCTTTCGCTCGGCACTCGTCAGCCGCATGGTCCCGGCCCTGATCTCGGCGTCGCCGCGCGTGTAGCCCTCCGAGAGTTTGCCGGTCACGCCGTAGCCGACCGCCGTCACCACCGACCCGAGCTGCTCGCTGCCGTCAGTCAGCGGCGCAAACTTCTTGACCTCGAACGGCCGGGCCACATGGATCAGGGCGATGTCGTTCTCAGCGAACACGTCGGCCCAGTCGGCGTGGACGAAAATCTTGTCCACCCGGTGATACCCGGCATCTGTGTGAACGCCGGCCGATGTCAGGTCGTGGACAACATGGGCCGCGGTCAACGCCCACTCGGGCGCGATCAGCGTGCAAGTCCCGACCTGCGGGTTGCCCTGGACGTTGAATCCTGTCACCCGGCAGGTGTGAGCCCGGAACGATTCGCCGTACTCGCGGTAGCGGGCGTCGGGGATACCGTCCTCGGTGGTGCCCGCCAAGGCCACCGAGGACAACACGAAAAAAATCAGTAGGCGTCCCATGCCGGCCTCCTGC